GACGAGGGTGAGCTCGAAGACACGGGGGGTTGGCTTCCACCCGAGATGGTCTGGGTGTAAGGATTGAACCCGGTGTAGGTCTGATCAATCGGATTCGATCCGAGGGTACGCCATCCGAATCCAGCGTCTCCGGTGATATCACCAGCGGTATAACCGTTGGCGGTAGAGGCAGCGATGCTGCTGGAGGGGTAGAAACGTTCGAACGTGACCGAACTGATCACATCGCCCATCTCTTCGGGGAATTGTTCCTGTTTAGTGAGTTTGAGCCAGGCGGAAGTATCAACGGTCCGGCGATAAATCTCCGGTCCGATACGCCCAGCTTCTTTAACCAGCAACTGCTGGATTTCATAAGTCGTAGCCATATTAGTATTATTTCCTTTCAACCTTCCCCGCTCGCGCAAAGGGTAGGTTATGATTTATAATGATTCTGCCAGTCCCTATCGGGGCTATCCAGTTTCACTATATCTTCAAAACTTTTCCCTGGCGGCATCCCAGAGCTTTTAATGCCCGAATTCTGCTAGACCATCTCAATCTTTATAGGTCTTATTCAGTAAGGATCTCAATCTTTATACCTGCACTGAACTAGTTAAAAGTATCAACCGGATGGAACGTGTCAATAGCTTTAACAAATTTATTTCATTCCTCGTTCAAGGGCTTCAACAAAGCTGACATCAGCCGGAACTTCCACTCCGCCACCTTTCGCTCCCCCAGATGAAGGAATCGTAGATCGAAGCTCTTTAGTGAGCTTCTCCAGCTCAGAAATGCGAGTCTGGGTCTTGGCCACATAATCTTGGAATACGTTCATAACCAGGGGCATAGCTGCCGCATTAAAGGTCAACTTGGCTTTAGCCCGGGGGTCAAGCTCAGTGTTCTCAATCTGCATGGCCTGTTGTTGAATATTGTTTAGAGCGCTATTCCAAGTTTCATTCCCCTCGATAGGACGCAACAGGGCATTTTCTTTTTGGAGGTTTTGCCACTCAGAATCATAAGCAGTTTTAACCTCTGTCTCCATTCTTTTCTGAAAAGCTGTTGCCTCTTTCTGCTCTTCGGCTTGAATCATCTGCAATACGGTATTAACATCTTTAGTTAGAACTTCTCGTCTTTCAAATACTTTTTGAAGTTCCTCTGCCTTGCTTCGAATGGCCAAGGAATCTACTGGATCGAATGCACTTGTAGCTTCTTTTAGCAGGGCGCGACGTTTGGCGGGATCTGGCTCAACCATTGCGGCGTAGATATTCCGGGGATCAACTCCCTCGTAAAGCTTGCTGATATCGGAAACCTCTTTCTGAATGCCGTTCAGGGGCTCAGTAACTGCCTGCTTGTATTCCTTGGTGGATTCCAGCCTGGAGAACTTCAACTCATTCTCATACTCATCTCGCTCCTGTTTGAGAGTGTTTAACTGATTCTGCAAGTCAATCTGCTCCACCGAATTAGTCGGGGCATCAGAAACTTTTTCTTCCATTTCTTTTAATTTTGTGCGGGCTTCGCGCAAATCTTTGGTCAGGCGGGCCCAAGCTGTCTGAGCCTCTGGCTTAAGATTTTCTGGAGCTTTAATATCCAATTCATCGGAAACAACCTCTGTCTTTGTGACTTCTTCCTGTCCAGTCATCCGCCGAGTCAAAATATCCAAAGGATTGGTTGTGGAGGAAGCGTCGGTCTTGGCCACCTCAACGGGTTTCGCGATCTCAGCTGGGGCCGTTACAGCGGTTGCAACAGGAGCTTCTGCTACGAGAGCCTCTGCTACGGGAGCTTTATCTAGAGCTTCAAATCCGGCGTCAAATGCGTCAGCAAAATTAATATTATTCGATTCCGTTGCGGTTGCTGTGGGTTCTGCGGTCGCTGTTTCACTCATAGTTTATTTTCCTTATTACTGATTTGTTTCTTCTATTTTGGTTTCCCAAGGTTCTGGCAAGTTTGAAGGCTCACCTGGTTCTTCTGACAGTGTTGACAGTACACGTATTGCCTCAAAGTAACCTTCTCTTCGAGCATTTAGAGTCGCGTTCCAATCAATAAAATCGACATTTGGGGGAGGAAGAGTTGCGGATGGGATGCCTAACTTTAATAGGACTTGTATCAAAGATTCACCGGCTTCTGATTTGCAGAAGACTTTCCAAGCGTTCTTGAGATCGGCTCGTTTATTCCAATCGTTTAACGTCATGCTTTTGGCGCGTTGGGTGTACTCATCGCAGTACGGAGATTAGCTGCGGCTTGCGCGTCTTGTAAAGCTAATTTTTGTTTTAATTCCGCTTCTTTAAAACGAGCGTCGAGCTGTGCTCTCTCTTGCTTGAGTTGCATGTCGAGTTGATGCTCCTGCATTTTCATCTGCATCTGGGGCGAGATACCTTGCACTTGACCTTGCTCTAAAGCGGCTTGCTGTTGTTGTTCGTTGGCGACTCGGATATCCTGCTCGACGTCCCTCTGTAAATTCACAACGGCTTCACGTAAAAGATTCATGGCGAGTTTAGCTTGGCCAATTTCCTGTTGTTTTGTTTTGTCATCAACAATCTTGACTAGATGCTCATTCGAGTGCTCGTATATCATAGTGAGGAACATCATGGTCGCTTGCTTATCCTGAATCTGGTTATTCTGAACAGCCTGAACAATGGGTTGAGTTTCTTTCAAATGAACGGCCAAATGAATCGCATGGTTTTCATTAGGCATTACTGTTACTTGTCTGCCGGCTTGCATCGAACCATTTTCAAGTTCTGCAATCTTGGCGTCGGCAGGAATACGATTCTTAACATTTGGATTGGGTAGATAGCGGTCAACCTGATCGTAACCAACGCGGGCGGCCACGCGATCACGAATTGCATTGATCTGGCCAAGTTCATCAAATCTGGGCAGCATCTGCATGAACTCGTTAAAAGCGGACAAGCGGGCTGCGGGAGACCCGAGTCCAACTGCTTTTACAGCGTCAACATCATAGACAGCTTTGACTGCTTCCCACGGAACGCCACGTTCCTCAAGCCTGCTACGGAATTTTTTGGCTTCAGCAGATCCTTCTTCCCCGGGAACCCATGTATCGCGTTGGAGTCTCCTAAACTGCTCGCGAAGCAAACGTCCCCAAGGAACATAAAACAAATTCATAGAATTCGTGGTGAGGATTGCTTCGTTGGCTACTTGAGCCTCTACTTCGGTCGCCGTGCGAGGATTCCCAGTGGGAGCAGTCATTTGAGTGCGATAGGAGCCGGTATTGCTCTGACGAACCATTGCCATTTCGTCTACGATGGGCTGAACATTTGCAGCCAAGTTTGGGTACTGCGTCTGCACAACATTTAATCCTGGAGGAAGGAAGGACAGGGGTCCGGAGTAGGCCATTGTCATCTTGGATACGTCCTCGGCGCTTTGAGGCTGTAAAAGAACTGAAGTCTGCAACATGGCTCCGTCTGCCATTGCGCAACGCAAGCGATTGGTCATCTGAATGTGCGGGAAAATCTTATAACCTAAACCTCGAATTGAATGATAAAGACCGTTTCCAACACCGTAAGTAAAGATATGGAAAGCCTCCGAAGCAGACTTAAATCTATGAAGTTTTTTAAATAGAAAATCGCCGGAACCGTTGCGAAGTCCAATCGCGTGAGAATAAGACCCATCAAATTCTCTTACGTAATAGTGGACGACGTGAACTTCTTTTGCCCGAACGTGGGCAAAATAAAGGTCGTTTGACTTCAACTGCCTTTGCAATTCTTCCCAGTTGAGACCGTCGGAGGGGAAGGTTGTGGTGGCATTGCGGATTGCGTCTCTCACTGCGTCTACATTCCAACCGGCTTGTTCTGCAATTTTTGGATTTTCGATATATTGGTAAAGTTCGTGAACTAAATAAATTCTTCGAATAGCAGCAAACTCTACTTTGTCTTCCGTAGCGGGGGTTCCGCGGGGAATGAAGAAATCTCCGATTGGGCAAACGGTCCACTGCCAGTTCCGCTCATCTTCAAAGTAAGCGATACCTAGACCTTGAGATACAAAATAATAGGAAAGCAACTGCTGTTTAAAATAAAAGCTTGGCCAATCCTTTGTCACAAGACGTGTGAACTCTTCTGCAATTATAGAAGCATACTCTTCACGCTGGCTTTCATCGCCAAATCTAGTTTTAATATTAACCAGTCGATCGACGGAAGTAACCAAATCGTTATACGAAGTTAAGGCTTTTTCAAGGTCTGCCCCGGCTTCGCCAAAATTCAGATTAGCTCTATAACTTTGGCCGAGTCTACGAAGTACAACGGGATCATAAGGAGCGGCCCCGTCAAACATATCCATAATGCGGGCGCGATCACGGGCTCCCTGTTCGTCCGCCAAGTATAACTGTTGATATATGGAGAAAAGTCCGCTCTGGTCGGTAATTCTAGTTTTTGGTGCTTTTCCGTTTTCGGATAGCGTTTTTAGGTCATCGTCAGGAACGGAATTTGTGTTATATTTGGGTTCCACAAGTCCGACTAGTATGGGGGAAGCCAATATTCCTGTCAATCATCCTTTTTAAGAATTCAAAAAGGAGGATTCCGATACGGCCGCGTCCAGCTTCTTAGCCTGCGCCTGCCAAGACGATCGAAGTTTACCGCCAACTAGAGAGCCCGCTGAGATACCAAGTTTTTGTCTGGCTAGGTCTAGGCCGAGAAAGAAGGCATCTGCTAAATCGGGCGACTTACCTAAACGTAATTTATAATCTCTCTTGGGTTCAACTGTTACTTTACCCCCCGCTGTAGTATTGTATTTCCTGCCAGTCATTTCTTTTGCAAGATCTGGTACAATTCCCCTCAACTGCCCCGACCTCATGTACTCCACGCCGGAAAACCAAAGTTCTGTAACTCGATTGGTATACTTGTCTAAGCCGCGAATAGGGTTGGTTATACTGACGGGAAGTGTTGAGGCTTTTTCACCAAACTTGATTCGTAAAACTCGGTTTGACCATATTTCAGATAAAATGTCGCAAAAAGGGTCTCCCGCTCCGGTGGCGTCTATAGCCAATCTTTCGGGGGGCACGCCGGACTCTTGGCAGACTCGCATGACTTCTTTAGCAATTTGAAAGTTGCGGGGCTCTGCTTTAGTTACGTCTTCACGAAGATTGTGAAATTTATGTAATGCGACCGCCGGACCAGACTCTTCGGTTTGGCCGTACTTAAGAATGGCTAACACAGATCTATCTCCCCCATTGGTAAACGCGGGGTCAAATCCGGCCAGGTAAAGAGGGGGCTGAGACCATCTTGGCTCTTTAGTGACATCATACTTCCTGAAGTCGGCTTCTGAATATATGCCTTCCTCCGCGCCAACGGGTGCGGGGAAGCTCCGTATAAATCTCCAGAAAGACAGGGAGTTCTCGCCTTCGTTATCAATCGCGTACTTAACCTGCTTGGAGGTTAATAAAAAAGGCCATTTGTCGTCGTGTTCAATGTTTGGTGTTTTTAATCCGTCAAGGTGAATACACTTCCCCGTTTTTGTTTCCCATTCCTCGGCATCGACTGTAATAGAATTCCATCCGTCTTTGGGTGTCGAAAATACTCCGAACGGATCATATTGAGAATTAAAGTTTCCTAGAGCAACGCATTGGAAGTGGGGATTCGCATTAAGATTGGAGATAGCTTCAAAAACGGAATTAGTAACGTCCGTTGCCTCGTCGATAATCAGAAACACTCTCTTGTTCTTTAACCCAATAAGTTTCGCCGTGGCCTCTTTTTCTTTGTCTGGGCTTGAGGGAACTAGGGTAATTGATGAACGATCTGATGCTTCGCCGGATTCGGATACGTCGAGAACGATCTTTCCCATGGAGTCTACCAACTTTCCAGGAAGTCCTGGAACCTGCATATACCTCTCGCGGATAGAACCCCATAATCGTTTACGAGCTTCTCGAACGCTGGTAGTTGTTACAAGCACGAGAGTTTCATGCGGGGCGCAAAGCCAATTTACTAACCCCCACATAGCC